GACGATTGCCCCGGACACGAACCACTATACGAATGCACAGGGCGGCGCGAACGACACCACGCTAACCTCCGCGAACGTCTTCAACCTGACCATGATCGACGTGGCGGTTGAAAAGGCAAAGACGCTTACCCCTGCCATCCGACCGGTTGGGGTTGCTGGCAGGAAATATTACGTCGCGTGGCTTCATCCGTATCAGGTGACTGATTTGCGGACGAGCACGGCAACTGGCCAGTGGTTGGATATCCAAAAGGCTGCCATGACGGGCGGTTTGGTGGACGAAAATCCGATCTTTGATGGGTCGCTCGGCGTCTACAACGGCGTCATCTTGCACGAAGATTACCGCGTTACCCAGGGCTACAATCCAAGCGGTCTGGCGGCGATCACAACCGTTCGGCGCGGTTTGTTCGCTGGTGCGCAGGCTGGGATGATCGGTTTCGGGCGTGACAACGCCATCAACAAGTTCACGTGGGTTGAAGAATTGTTCGACTACGAGAACCAGTTGGGTGTGTCGGCTGGTCTGATCTTCGGGTTGAAGAAGACCGTTTTCAATTCGGCGGATTTCGCTACCATTGTTCTCAGCAGCTATGCGGCGGCGCATACAACCTAAGGAGTAAGACACATGGCCGTATGGCAGGGCGTTAACATCAATACGGGCGCGACGGAACTTCCGAAATACAACGCGGAAGGCGTGTTTGAGGAAATCTATATCGCGGCGCTTACTACGGCGCTGGCGAATGGTGATACTATCGTAGGACCGGTAGTCCAGGCGGGAAACTTCGTCACTTCGGTGAAGGCTGCGGCGGACGCGCTGGATTCCGCCGTTTCGGGATTGTTGGCGTTCGAGGTTGGTTACATCAACAACGGCACTCTCACAGCGGCTGGGTTCATCACCACGGGCCAGACAGTGGCGCGGGCAGGCGGTATCGTTTCCGCCAACGTCGCGGCTTCCTATGGTCAGGTGTTTACGAACCCCGTTACCGTTGTTGCCGTTATCACTGCTGCCGCTGGGACTGCCGTGGCCGGAAACTTCCGGCTTGGCGTTTCCATGACGGCTAGCCCGTAAGGAGAGAAGACATGGCGAGAAAAGCATCGTTCAAAGAAGGTTGGTCCGGCTCGGGCCATCACACGCAGGAAGTTGGAACAGGCCAGGGTATGGGTGGCCCGGCGTCGGCGCCGTCTGAGATGGGGCCTCGCATTGGGGCTGGTGTGCTTGGGAAGCGCGTGCGGCCTGAGTATGACAAGGACATGGGGAACGGCGAGGGTAGGCCGAAGGTTAGAGGCACGAGAACATATAGCGAAGAATAGTGGACCTCGGGCTTATGGTGCGCCAGATGCTTTGGCGCATCGAAGCCGATCGGCTCGTATTGGAACTGGAAGAAGGCGCGGCGGCGGAAGTTGTCGCGCCGGTTCCGGAGGATAAGGTAGCCGATGCCGTTGCAGATTGTTGATATTGTTTGGCAGCGGGACCCATCTACTGGGCAAGTGTTGTTTGATGCTAATGGGTTTCCAATATATGGAAATAACCCAAACGCAAACACGTATGGACAACTACAGTCGGATGTCCAAAACGAAGTTTTAGGTTCCCCTACGCCTTACGATATTAAGAACGCAATTCAGCAGGCTATTCTCGCTTATGAGCGAGAGAGTTTCGATTTCAATCAGATGCGGTTCTTTGCGCCAAGTCAAACTCTTGTGCCGCTTTACGATAGTGCCGGAAACGTCCAGACAGACACGGCTGGAAACATTCAGTATGATACGAGTGGAGCTATAAGCGGCGCGACGCTAACGACGGTTCAGGGAAAAGAGTTTTACAGCAACGTTGATCTCCCTGTGCTTGTTAACTATCCGCATATCACGAAGGCGCTGGTTTTGGCGTTTTCTAATCGCTATCCGCTTATTCAGCGCACAAATCAGTGGATCGATGATCAAAGTCTCAGTATTTCATGGCAAGGTCTTCCAACAGACTGGGCGTGGTTCGCGGGTGCCTTGAGATTATACCCAGTGCCTGACGGGGCATATCCCATTATCCTGGATGCGACAATTCGTTTTCCCACTATGGTTAATCCAACAGACTATTCGCCATGGAGCAATCGAGCGGAGGCGTTAATCCGAACAGAAGCAAAAAGGTGGCTTTTCAGGAACATTATTCGAGACGAAGGCCAAGCGCAAGCGCAGGAAAGTGAATTGACAGGAAACCCTGCTACCGGTCGGCAAGGCGCGCTTGCTATGGTTCGACGCGAAGCAACTCGTCGCGCGGGTGGTCCTGGAAAACTCCGCGCTAGCCGTAGTTATTTTTAGATGTCCCAAGAAGTAATTCCAATGGCAGAATTCCAACCAGATCAGCCTGATCTGGCAACAGCTACATCAATTGCCACCAACGTAATCCCCCTTACGCCAGTCTCCTACGGTCCATTCCCCTCCCTGCAACCCTACGCCGTTTCCACCATGGATGGCCCGTGCATCGGTGCTCTTTCCGTCCAGGACAATGGCCTCGTCGTTTATCTGTTCGCTGGAACGCAGGACAAACTCTACGAACTGACCGCTGGGATCGCGGCGTGGATAGATGTATCTGGCGCGGTCTACGACACGGCGGAAGGCGACAACTGGCAATTCGTCCTGTTTAACAACACCGTCATCGCGACTAATTTCGCTGATCCCATTCAGTTATTTTCGCTGGACGTGAGCACGACGTTTGGACCATTGCTGACGGCTCCAGCGTGGGCGACCTCCACGGCATATCTGACGCTCGGTCAGCAAGTCCTGGCTAACGGCAACCGCTATGTTTTGACACAGACAGGAACCTCCGCCGCGACTGGCACGGGGCCATCTGGCACGGGTGCGGGGATCGTGGATGGCACCGCTGAGTGGAACTACCAGAGCGGTCCTCCGCCCCAGGCGCGCCGTATCTGCACACCTAAAAACTTCTGCATGGTGGGGAACACGGATGATCCCGTTGGTGGTTTTGGTCCGCAGCGCGTGTGGTGGTCAGCCTCGGGCGATGCCACCACATGGCCAGCACCGGGCAGCAATGCTGCTATTCAAACCATGTCGGACTTCAACGACTTCTACGGCAATTTCGGTGAGATAACCGGTCTGGTCGATAGTCTCGCAAATGCCGATGTGGCGATCTTCTTTCGCCATGCGGTCTGGCGCGGGTTATTCGTCGGCCCTCCGGACGTTTTCGATTTCTTCCCAACTGAGAATGTGCGCGGTTGTCCAGCGCCGAACTCTATAGTGCCGCTTGGTGCTATCGTTTGGTATTTGGGTGAGGACGGTTTCTATAACTTTGATGGCGCTCAATCCACACCAATCGGTGCGGACAAGTTTGACAACTGGTTTTTCAAGAACGTCAACACAGCGTATCTGTATAATGTGGTGGGTGCGGCGAATGTGCCTAACAAAGTCGTTATGTGGGCCTTCCCCTCGACGGCATCGGTCGATGGGTTGTGCGATTCGATCCTTCTGTATCGGTGGGACATTGAGCGGGCTTCTTATGCTTTCGTGGGTGCTTCGGCCATTTCGTGGATGATGCGGGTTTTGACGTTCGGGATTACGATGGATGAAATGCCGTCGCTTGGGTTCACGGATACCGACACGCTTCCGGCTTCATTGGATAGTTCCATCTGGGTTGGCGGTGCTCTCAGTTTAGCGGCCATCAACGGCGTTGGGGCTTTGTCCTATTTTACTGGCCCGAACCTTGCCGCGACGGTATCGACGCAGACCAAACAACTGACCCAGGGGCGCCGGACCTACGTGCAAAGCGCGCGGCCTCTGGTGGACCTGACACAGGGAACGCCAACGGTCGCTTTCGCTGCGCGGGTTAGTCTCTATGATCCCGAGGTGTTCGGTCCTGCGGTGCCCCCTGATGTGTCTGGCGAGTGTCCGCAGCGCAGCGATGGCCGGTATCACAACGCTGAGATCAATCTGCCCGCAGGGGCGATTTGGACGCACATCATAGGCGTTGATACGACTTTCATCCCTGGGGGTTTTCGTTGAGAAGTATATTCTTTGCCGCTGGATTATGGCTGCTTGGTTTGGTGGGCGCGTCGGCGCAATGCGTTGGTCCACCTGGAGCGCCGTTTAATTGTAAGGTTGGCACGTCTCCGCAGCCTACGGATTTGCTGTATGGCGGCTCGCAGGCGGCGTTGGCCACGGGAAACGGTGCGGGATCAGTTTCGTTCGCGATTGGGTTGCTGTTCGCCAATGCGCCCGCAATTGTATCGCCGTCTGGGACGTTTAATACGCTGATTGTGACAGGTAGTTTCTCTGGGCCTGGGTTGGCTAACTTCCTTTCGTCTCCGCCCATGATTGGGAATGTGGCGCCGAATGTTGGGTTTTTCACAAACCTAAATGCTTCAACGGCGCTGGCGTTGCCGAATTGGGCGACTGGCGGTCGTCCGTCTGCGCCAGTTACCGGGACGATTGGCTGGAATACGTCACTTTCCGCGATGGATGAGTGGAATGGAACGGCATGGGTATCAGGGGGCAGCGGGTCGTTTTCAT